GGCGAGTCTCATTTGCTCGCCACGGGTGTACTTTAGGCTATCGTCACTTGGGCGTCAAGCGGTAGAGAAAAGATTTTTTGTTGGGCGTTTCCAGCGGGAAAACGCTACTTCTTCCGCTTGGCCTTCTTCCGCTTGGCTGCGGGACGCTTGGCGAGGTGCCGCTTGCCAGTGGCCCTGCTGGTCAAGGCTGACTTGGCTTCGGTGGCGGAAGACTTGGGAATGAGCCAGACACGTTGGCCGATCCGTTTTGCGCCGGGCAGCTGGCCACGCCCGAGAAGCGTGCGAACCCATGCCTCCGAGCAGCCCATGTGCTCGACGGCCTCAAGCACCGTGAGGTATTCGCCGCCGTCGAGTGTGTGTGGAGTCATTGCAACCATCCCTGAGATGCTAACGCTATCCGCTACTTCGTCAAACCGCCAAACTCGCCTTGCCTGCTGTACTGGAAACGCTGTACAGTAGATTTGCGGCGATGTTTCTAACGGATGGGGTGTAGTTTGTACATTTGTACACTATCCGCTAGCATCGCCCTTTTGACCAGAAAAAGGGAGGCGAACGATGACGCTCAGGGAGTTGTTGGTGGATAGGGTGGCACCTCTGAAGGGGCTGTCGGACAGGTCCGTGGAAATGTATTCGGCAACGCTGGACAGGTTCCGCGATTACCTGGGGCACGAGGCTACGGTTGACGATCTTGACGATTTGACGGCCGCGAAGTTCTTGCGGTGGCGGCAGGCCACCCAGCACAGCAAGTACAAGAAAATCTCGCCGGCCAGTTTGGCCAAAGATTCCGCCCACCTGCGCAGCCTGTGGACGTGGCTGGCCAAGAAACGCTGGAAACGGTCTGACGGCGAACTGGTTGAGTTCCCAGACTACGCCCGGCCTCGCGTCCCGAAGCCCGTCCCGAAGGCTTTCAGGGCCGAGGAGCTCGCAAGGCTTGTCGATACCGCCCGGCATAGAAAAGGCACCGTAGCGGGCAAGCCAGCGGCTTGGTACTGGGTCACCAAGATTCTCGCCATGTTCCAGACGGGCGAGCGCATTGGTGCTGTGCTCGAGCTTCGGTGGGAGCAGGTGGATCTGGAGCAGCACACTCTCACGTTTCTGGCTGCCACCCGCAAAGGGCACAGGGAGACGATTACGCGGGCGATCACGCCGGAACTGGCCAAGATGCTGGCCATGCAGCGAGGGGCCCCCAGCGAGCGTGTATGGCCTTGGGTGGAGGATCGTGAGTTCCTGTCCATCTACGGCAGCCTGCGTGTGCTGTGTCGCACAGCTGGCGTGCCGTACCACCCGTTCCACAGCATTCGCAAATCGACGGCCAGTTACCTCAAGAAAGCGGGCGTGTCTGCCAAGAAGCAGTTGGGGCACAGCAGCGAGGAGATGGCGGAAAACCACTACTACGACGAGGAGATCACGGGACGCGAAAGCAACCTGGACTACCTGCCAGACATCACTCAGCGGCCGGAAGACGGGCCCGGAAAGCCGAGGTAAACGGCCGTTCAGTTTCGCCAGCAGCGTTGCGGGCATACGGTGGAACTACCCAAAAGGAGGGCCACAGATGATCCGCTTTGCCATTGCTGGAGCCTTGCTCGTTTCGTTCGCAGGAATCAACACGCACCAGTCGCAACCGCAGGTGCTGGTGGCGTCAAAATGCACCGGTCAAGATCCGTGCATTGCCTGCAAAAACTGCCACAACTGTGGGCACTGTAAGAAAGGTGGCACATGCGGGGCGTGCAAGCCAAAAAAGAAGCTCTTGGCCTACAACGTCTGCGAGTAAGTCCAGTCGCATGACCCGGCACAGGGCGAGCGACGGCAGGGAAAGGGAGTAAAACCTGCCGCCGCTCAAGCCCTGGCCTAGGCGTTCTCTTTCATAGCGAGAAGCACAAGCAGCCGATTCCGCTCCTGCAGCAGCCGCATCACGTCGGCCGCCAGGGTGCCGCTGGTTCCCGTCCATGCGCCCTGAAACCTCCTGGCACGGTGTTCCATGTGGGCGAGATCGTCTTCTGTCAGTGGCTCAGTCGATGTAGTCATCGGCCCAATCTCCTACTACCTCAGCCACATGCGTCAGCAGCAGGGCTGGCAGCCCAATAGCAATCGCAAGGATGGATAAGGCCCACGCGGCAGCGTTACGCATTCTTGCCCTCGTCAAAGAGCACGATCGCCAGCAGGCTATACGCCGCGAGATCCAGCAGCGTGTCACGCACGCCCTCATGCACGAGCCGGCCCGTCTTGCAGTACGTCTTGAGCCGCTGCACCTTGTCGGCCACGCGAACCATGCAGCCTCGCCACGCCTCGATGCCGACGAACTCAGCGCCCTGGCGGATGTTGGCTAGCGGGTCCGACTCCGAGCCGTAGTCTTGGCTCTTGCTCAGGTGCAGCTGCCGCACCTCCTCGAGCAGTTCAAGAAACGGCAGCGAGCCGGGCCGCTGCTCGTGCGTGATGCCGTCGCCTCGCAGGCGTTGCTGCTCAAGCAGGCGTTGCCGCTCAAGCAGGTGCTCGATGTAGGGCTCGTCCGCCAGGCGGTCCCACTCAACGTGTTGCGTTTCCTCTGCTTCTGCAACTTCGGGCAGAACTTCCGTTACAGGCTGCGACACGTCGTACCACTCCTCCAGCGGCTTGCCTGCGGCCTGGGCCTCGCGGCGGATCTGCACAGCAGCACGCAGCAAATCGTTCGCGTCTTCAATCGTGGTCGTCATTGTCGTCCCTTGGTGAATCGTGGAATGATGCCCGCAACTCCGTATGGTCTACATTCCACCGCAAGAGCATCCACCAACCGCCAAGCGGGCGCGAGCTCATGCCCTTCTCAACAGCCCAGCCATCGGTCAGCGACTCTTCCTTGTAGGCCGCCGATCGCACGAGGTGAATCGGCCGCACCCGCACAAGCCCCGTAGGCGAGAGCCGTTGCCGGCTGGCCTCAATCAGAGTCCGCTGGTGGACGTGCCCGGCGTGTACGCAGTCAGCGTCAACGTCTGTGAGGTAGCGGCTGTAGTCGATAACGCCGCGAGTCACCGGGCCACCGCCACCATATCCGTGGTGATACCAGAGTCGGTACAGGGCCGTGTTTGTCTTTCCGGCCTTGGCCCGAAACATTACCCAGCCTGAGTAGCCAGCGGCCCTGCACTTGCTGCCTCGCACTCGCAGCTGCTCAACGAGTCGCGTGGTGAGGCACGTCTCCATCCGCTTCCGCACAGCCGTCTCGTGGTTGCCTGGCGTTATCAGCGCCATCTGCTCGCGGTACGGCTCGAGGTACTCGGCGCACTGGGTAACGATGTCGTCGTAGTAGTTGCCCATCTGAAACTCTGGCCTAACGTCCCACTTGCCATTCGATCGCGGGTCGTACTTGCCACCCATCGCATCGAAGTGGTCGCCAATGCTGAGCACTGCAGCGTTGAGCTCGCGGGCTTTCGTGAGATCAGCAGACAACTTCTCTCGGTTGCACTTTACCGAGTCCCAATGCCAGTCACTTGAGAGCAGCACCCACAGGCGTGTCTGGAAGTCGATGCGCGTGACGCTGCCATCAAGGCTTGTGACGCTCCAGGCGTCGCTCGCGTTCTTTCGGCGGTAGGTGCCAGCACTACGGCCCATCAGTCACCTCGCGGTATCCAAGACTCCAGAGCACGCGGGCAATATCCTTGCCCTGCTGCTCAACGTGCTCCTCAGACTGCGTTGGATTCAAGGCGTGCAGAAGTTCATGCACCAGCACCTCCAGCTTCTTGCGGCCACGCATGCGGGCGTCAAGGATGATTCGCGGGTGCTTCGCCTTCTGGCTGAACGTGTACCCGTAGGCAGCACCCTTAAGCGTCGTAAAACGCAGCAGCCACCGCTCGTCGCCGTTCAGCGTAAAAACGTGATCGTCTGCCACGGCTAGCCCTTTCGCTTACCACCGTAGCGGGGGCGTCAACCGGCAGCCCTGCGACAGGCGAGAAGCACCAGCTGCCGGGCAGCAATGTCCGACCACGGCAGGATCGTGTTCCGCTTGGCGTGCTCGGTTCGCATGACGCCAAGAATCTCAGCCATGCCCTCGCCAGACTTGCACCACTCTGGGCCACGCTCATCCATCTTGCGGGCCATCGCGTTGCATGAGCACGTCGGTGTGGACTTGATGCCGAGCCAGTCTTTGAGCAGTGCCTTGAGTTCAGTGCCGCACAGCACTGGCGGCTCTAGCACGCCAGCGTGGCCGAGTTGCGCCAGCATCTTATTTGCTGCGTCGCGTAGCGACCCTTGCGGCTTGTACCCTTCCCTTGCCACTCGGGGATACGAAGGGTGGTCCACGTCCACCTCAAACACGCCGCCTCCAATGTGAGACGTGAGGCACGGGCGCACCTCGTCAGCCGTATAGCCACGCTGGGCTGCGCGAAATAGAACGTCAAAGGCGCGGAGCTTCATGGTGCAATCACGACCGTGATCTCCGGTTCCGTGAACTTGCACGGGTTAAAGTTTCCCGTGCCGCCGCAGGTGTCATCGTTCGTGGCCCCTACTAGTTCAATCGCCACGTCTGGCTCGCTCCCGTCGTAGCACACAGAGATCGTCACGTCGTAAAGCTCACTGACAACCACATTTTCAAAACCGCCAAAGTTTCCGCCCCCGAAGTCTTTGTAGCCAACGCCGGTAAATGCGCCGCCGACTAAATAGTGATCGCTGAATCCGCAACCACCGCCGCGCGTAAAATCAACTTCTAGTATTGTTACGCTCACTTCTTTCTTGGTTGCCCGCGTGTAACTCGCCACGCCTTCCCCATATCTGCCGTCCGTGTTGCACACAAAAAAGTCTACGTTCTCCTCGTCAAAGTAACTGTCCTCGATTCCCTGTAGCGTTCGCTGCCCCACCAGCCCGCACCACTCAAAAACTACGGAGACGGTTTTTGCAGGGTTGGGTGCAGGGAACGTGCTGCCTGTGCATTCCTCGCCTGCGGCAAGCACGCGAGGACCAGCCTCGTCGCAGCAGCACTGCGGGCCTTGGACGCAGCACGGGCAAACCATCACGGCACCCGCAGCATGAGATAGGTGGCGGTAGCCGTCTGCTTCGCAAAGCTGCCAAGCTCTGTGGACGTGATGTACGAGCCGGCCGTTGTGTTGCTAACGACGCTGATCGTGCTGGTAGTCACGGTGGCCCCGGTGACAACCTCAATGCTGCCGTTCGTTTTGGTGGTGCCCACAGTGATCTCGCAGTTCGTCGTGTTGAGCGTAGCCGTCACGGACATATCTGAGATATAGCTGACCGTGGACTTAGACAGGCTAATGCCGCTGGCCACGGTTTGCGTGCTTGAGCTCTTGAAGAAAGTGGCCGTGGCTGTGCCAGTCACGAACATGGCAGTGGCCGTCTGCGTTGCGAAGACCGCCGTGGCCGTTTGCAGCACAGGCACAACGAGCCACCAGTTGGTGCCTTCTCGCCCAACAACGCAGTCCTCGTTGACGTAGCCAGACAGGGCGATCGGCCACGACAGATTCACGACGTTCGCCGTAGCCGTTGGCGTGTACTTAAACGTCACCGTCTTTACGCTGCCAATCGGCCACGAGCCCGAGAAAGTCGCGGCCCGCACCTGCTTCGGGTGCCTGTCCGATAACCGCCTATCAAACGTCAGCGGCGACGCAGCTGCCGGCGTGAGCTCGGCCTGGCGAACGACGCGAGCCACCCGCTCGGCGCTTTCCCGCGTGAACTGCACCGCGTCGAAAGGTTTCTTCTGGCGTGCCATGCGTCAGGTTGGCGGCGTGCCAAAGAGCGTGGAGAAGTTGGCTTCTGCGTTGACTCGCCGCTCGAGGATGGCAGGGAACCCAGATGACTGGCCGCCGCTACCGTCGAGAGCCACGGGATTTGCGGATGCCACCCACTCGCCATTTTGGAAATCAAAAACCATGGCCCGGCGTTTCTGTCCGCCGCCGATGAAGTTCCATCCAACGTCAGGCAGCTGCAGGTTCCACTTACTCTCTCGGTACAGGATCTCGCTGGTCGTCGCCCAGTACGTGTAGACGACGTTGTTGTACGACTCAATCGTGTAGGTGGCGTTGACGCCAGCGACTTTCCACGAGTGAGCAGGACACCCGAAGTAATCGCCGCTGTTGATCTTGTTGGTGGCCTGCATCTGAGACGCAGGGAAGTCATCGTAGTTCTTCTTGATCGTGGCCCTGACAATCTGCTCTTCTGTCGTAAGCCCCTCAAAGTAGTCGTTGGCAGAGTTCACCAGCGGCCTGCGTGTGGTGCCGTCCCAGTAGTAGAACGCTGGAACCTGGGCAGGCTCGGCGGCGAATGTCCACTCGGACGTGCGCGACGTTGGGGCTAGCAACTCGTTGGCAGTGATCAGCCCGTACTCGGCAACCACCTGGACGTGATACGGAGAGTCGGCGTGCCGCTCCGTGGTAGTGACCTTCCTGAGCCCGAGAAACGTCAGCGACGGATGAGCAGCACCCCAGTTGTCCAGGCCCAGCGTGGTGATCAGTTCTTGCTCAGTCGGCGGGTTGTTCTCTAGGGTGTTGTCCGCAAGCGTCAGCACGAACGTCCGCACTGCCTTTGTGGCCGTGCCGATCTCGCCTTCTGTCGTGCGTGCAAGCTCACGCCAGGACTGTATGGGCATTAGATGCCTCCCACGTTAGCGTAGCCAACGATGGCGACTGGCTGATTGAAGTAGTTGCTGGACGCCTGGCCGATGCCCACGGCAATCTTCTCGAGCAGCTTCGTCTGCAGCCTTGCCTGAATCAGTGCAGGGTCTTGGGCATTCGCGCCGAGCTGCAGCACAAGGTTGGCGCTCTCGGTGTTGCGGATGTCGGCCACCTTGATGGACTGATCACCGAGCGTGTTGAGTTTTCGGAGTCGTTCTTCCTGCCGCTTTGCTTCGGCCTCGGCGGCCTTGCGCTGCTCGGCAAAGATCTTTTCCTGTTGCTTTAGGTACTCGTCCCTTGCCTTCTCGCCTTGCTTCTGTGTTTCTTCCTGAAGCTTCTTGACTCTCTTTTCCTCTTCTTCTCGCGCCTTCGCTTGGCCGCTCGCTATATCGTCCTCGCGTGCTGCTGCTTGGTCTAAAGCCTGCAGCCGTTGCGAGAGCGCAGCAAGTTCTTCTTGGTTGCCATTCGCCCTGGCGGCAGCAATGGCCTCCTCTGTCACCAGCATCTCGTCAACAAGCAAAGCGTACGTCTCTGCCGCCTTTATGCGTTCGCTGTTGTAGCCGTAAGCGGCGGCGAAGAGCGTCTTGTCAACTTCTTCCTCTTGCTTGAGCCGCGCCTTTGCGGCTTCCTCTTCCTGCTTGAGCCTGTCGTTGAAGAGTTGCTTTTGTCGCTCAACCTCTAGGTCGTAAGCCTCTTTGGTGATAATCCCGCCAGCAGCTTGATTCTGCGCACGCTCGATGCCAATACGGAGTTCCTCCGCTGCAGCAGCGCCGGCTGGCCCAAACTCTTCGGCCTTGACTATGAGCGAAGTCAGGCCATTCGTGGTGGACTCAAAAGCTTTGTCAAAGCCTTCGCTGAATCCCTGAGAAGATGCTTGAAGCTTTTCTTCAAGCGACGCCTGCAGATCGTCTAGCTGTGCAAGCCTAGCCGCCGCTTCTTCTAGTTGGGCGTCTGCGGTTTTCGGGTCGGCAAGAGTCTGCAGAACCCGGCCCTGCTCCGCCGCAACTGCCGCTAGGTCGTCGCGGAGTTTTTGCGATGCGTCGCTGGATGCCAGCAGGGCGTCAACACGCTTCCTGTCAGCCTCGGCCTGTTTCGTTGCTTCGTCTGCGGCGTTCTTTCGATTTGCTAGCTCCTTATCCAGCTCGGCGTTCACGTTCTTCATGAAGCCGTTCATGATCTCAATCTGGTCCGCCGTCAGCCCGCCAGCCTCTGCCATCTGCTGGAACGTCTCGACGGTTCCCATGGACTGCTGCAGGAATACGGAAGCCTCGTCACCCGCCGTGGCCAAGAACTGCTGCAGCCGCTCTTCCGTGTTGCCAAGGTTGAGCGCGACTTTGACTTCCGGCAAGCGTTGCCTCCGGATCTCGTCGCGCAGCCCAGACAAGTACGACGTGGCGGCACCTTGGCCCGCAGCGCTAGCATCAGCGGCACCGCCTGTGATCATGCTGCCAAATGCTTGGCCCGCCCTAGAGGCGGCGTCTTCAAGATCGCGTGAGTTCTGTTCCGTTGCCAGCTTTGCTTGCCTCTGCAACTCAGCCCCGTACTGCTTGAGATCCTTGCTGACATACTTACCGACAGCCTCAAGCAACTTTCCGAGCGCGACAGAAAGAGCGTTCCCTGCCAGCTGGAAGATATTAAATACAGCACGAAATGTTTCGCTTAGCGCGAGCAGCCCCTGTGTAACCGAGGCGAACGTAGACGAGACAGACTCAGCGGAAACGATGATGCCAGAAAAGTTGCCAATAAACTCTTCAAATATGCCAGCAAAATAGCTGGCACCTTCAAGCAGTACGTCAGTGATGGCGTTGGCAATGCCCGTGCCGCCTTCACCCTGTGCGCCGCTCCACTCTTCGACAAACCGCAAAAACTGATTCGTCACGTCAGTGACAGCTGGCGCGAGATTGCCAATCACCTGACCAACGATGCCATCAATGGTGGCTCGCACCAAGTCGAAGGCGTCGTTCATGTCAGCGACGTTGTTCACTTGCGTCTCGCTGACAATGATGCCGAGCTGCTCAGCCCTGGACTTGAGCTCCTCGAGGCTTGCGGCCCCCTCGCGGAACAGCGGCGCTAGGGCAGCACCTTGCTGGCCGAAGATTTCGACCGCAGCGCCTGCACGATCGGCAGCCGTAGGTAGTTCAGAGATGGCGTTGCCAATAGCCGAGAACTGGTCTTCCGGCGCAAGGGCCCTGAGCTCAGCAACAGAAAGATTGATTCCCCTAAGCGATTTGTCGAGCGCATCGCCAGGCGTAGCCTTCCCGATGCTCACGGCCAACTTCTGAACGGTTGCGCCGAACTGCTCGGTATCCACGCCGGCCAGCTTGGCCGCCAGCGAGTAGCCCTGCAACGCCTCAACGCCGATGCCAGTACGGGCCGAGAAGTCATTGAGCGTATCGACAGACGAGTTGACGCTAGAGACGAGGGACGTGACGCGAGAGCCAATATCTTGAAAGACGTTCCCGATGGCCGAGAGACCGTCTAAGAACAGGCGGCCAATCTCGATGCCGGCGAGTATCTTTGTATTCCTGGCAAGAGACTCCATGCTCTTGTCGGTCTTGTCCACGGCAGTGGAAGTCTTGTCGAGATCGCCCTTGGCCTTTTCTAGAGCACGGTTGTACGTCTCTTGCGAGATGCGGCCGGCTCGCAACTGATCGTCAAGTTCAGCAACGGCCCTGCCGTACTTCTCGGCCGGCGAGATGTTGGATTCTGTGATCTGGGCCGCACGCTTGAGGGCTGCAGACTCTTTGGTGATTGCGTCGCTGAGGTCCGCATACCTAGACGCAAACTCTTGCGCAGTGATTTCGCCACGCTTGAGACTGTCCGCCAAGTCGGCCATGGACTTGGACGCATTAAACTGAGCGTTTGCGGCGGCGGAACTTGTGCCAGCGAACTCTTCAAAGACGCTTGTGGCCTTAGACGCTTGGCCAGCCAACTTCTCCAGCGCCCGCTCAGCCGGCGTCAGGTTCTTCACCACGCCAGAGGCGTCGGCGTTTACCTTGAGAGCGAGTGAGAGGATTGTGGCCATGGCTTACTCGGGGAACGCCAGGAGCTTTTGCAACTCCCGCTTCATATCGTCTGCGTGCTGAGGTGGTTTCTCGATCGGATTGAAATCGTCTGCTTTCGGTGCCTTGCCTTGCTGGGAGTACGGTGCAAGCACGGCACTCGTCAGCAGGCCCGTCTGCCGCCATGGATCAGGGAGAGCGTGGTAGTAGCGAGTGAACGCAATCCACTCCGTGAGCTCCTGCGAATCCATGCGGCGAGACAGTTCCCTCACCGTCATTCCCAAGTGCCCCGCCAGACGAAACAGGAAACGCCTCGTCGGGCGGACGCTCAGTTTTTTGCGAGTTCCTCCACGTCTGTCTCGGTCATGTTGTTGTGTTTGAGCGCCTTCTCGAAGAGCTTGGACACGATGGCCGCTGACTTCTTCGCCAGCTGCTCAACGCCAGCCTCGTCAAAGAGACGCTCGCCGCTCTCGGGATGGCACAGGCAGCGGGCCAGATACTTCGTTCGGAAGTTGTCGATACCCGTCTCCTTCTTGCCCACCCACTCCTTCTCGTAGCTGTCGCGCTCTTCCACGGTCATGACTCGCACGCCGAGCACAAGCGGCTTGCCGTCACCGCCCTTCCACTCACGCACCGTCACTTTGAGAACGGGCAGATCATCAGCCGCGAGAATCTGGGCAGCAAGTTCTGAAACGCTCAGCATGGTTTCTCCTAGCCTTGGACTCGTAGCGTAACTGCGTAGCGCGTCACGTCATTGACCACGCCA